AAGTCACTGATCACGCTTGTGCCTGATGCCCATCCAGACTGTTCGCCTTTGGGTTTGATCCGACGCATGAAGTCTTTGCCAGCTTGTAACTCAACTGGAATTTCAAACTCGTTGTCATCAATGTGAGTCAATAGTTCTCCACCACGTGATGAGTCACCCACCAATGGAACGCCAGCTCCACCAAGCAAAGCTTCTGGTGTGATCATTCTTTCTTTGACCATAGGCTGATTGGGATCAGGAGCATACCTTGCTTGCATCATATGGATTGGCACAGATATCTTGCGTCCACCACCAACGCTGTGATAAAGACCAAGTAATTCATTTTGAGCTTTGCTTAGCCTTTCACCAGCTAAATGTCTGCGCAATAGTTCATGGTATTGATCTGATGATGGCTGACCACCATCCTTTAAGCCTTGTGGCTGAGGTTGTTGTGGTGGGCTCATAGCACTCATAGCTTGACCTTGAGGCGTTAAGCTCAATATATTGCTTGGCTGTCCACCCAAAGGACTGGTAACGTTACCACTTGGTTGTGGTGGTTGTCCTTGCTGACCAGGCTGTTGCTGTCCAGGTGGAGTCATCTGTGGTGCTGACTGCTGAACGTATTGCATCCCAGGCGTCATCTGATCCATGTCTACGCCACCAACGGATGGTCTGCCATCCTTGCCAGGCTCGATGTATATCTTGTCGGATAAGTTAGGGGCTTCATTGGCTCCAATAGACTGAATCTCAGCTTTGGGGATCATGAATCTGTTTTGTTGGAGCGCTTGGCGCATTTGCTCAATTGATGGCTGCACGTTGCCTCCTTCGGCTTTATGGACAACTCCACCTGTCTTGTACAGTGGAAGTCCGTTGGTTAATATGTCTTGGCGCATTGGCTCAGTGATGGGGAAGTGGTGCAACTGTGTTGTCCTTGCCTCCACAGGATCGTCACCAAAGTAAGCAACCCTTGGTAAGTTTTCTTCATGCCCATGGAGTTGCATCTGTACGCCATGCTTCTTGCCAATCTGGTTGAAGATATTGGGGACTTTTTTGTCGTAAAACCCTTTCATGCCTTCTCCACCAATCTCAAGATCAAGACCAGAATAATTATGTTCATGGCCAGATTTGTTGGCAAGATCGTCTTTTATTTTTTCCGCAAGTTCCTTGCCAACATCTTGGTCTAAATCTAATAAATGATATTTGGATTTTGTAAAAAGATGATTGCCATTAGGATCATTTGCAGAAATAACAAAATTTTCTGGAGTTCTCTTTACAGATAAATTTCCAATATGTTTAGACAAACTATATCTGTCTGCTTGCTCTTTGCCAGGGGTCATGACAATGCCATGGTAGCCCTTCTCTGCAGCATGATGAACCAAGCGTTTGATGGCCATCTCTTCCCAGTTCTTCTTGAATGGGGCATCAGGAACGCCTTTTTTCTTCTGTGCTAAAACACTAAATCTTTCATGAAGTTGTGGGTTATCCATCAAGTCGTTCAATGGCAATCTTTTTAACTTCCTTAATTCATCTTTTTCTTCATTGGTTAATCCGTTTGTATAACCATTCTCACGCCCTTGTTGATGCCAGTCCGATTGCAACTCCTCAAGGTGCAATAACTTCTCACCGTTGGGCCCTTTGCGATCCATAAGACGCATGGAAGCTAAGATGTTGGGTTCACCGTTAAAGTGTTGGGGGACGCCTTCAAAATTGCCCATAGGATACTTGATCAGCATCTCACGGTAGTTATCACCGCCAGGCAAAGTCCATTGTTCGTGAGCAGCCCCCTCTTCAATCTCACCATTGCGTTTCATTCTTTGAGCAATTTGGCTGAATGCATTCCAATGTCTGTCTGCTAATTCTTCTGCAATTCTGTCTACTACCTCATCATATTCATCAGAGTTTCGGCTTCCACGACGTCCCATTACACTTGCAGCATCTTCACGAGCTTGATCGTAAATTAACTTATCAATGATTTCACTCTCGGTCAAAGGCTTTAGCGTCTTGTCTATTATTCTAGGATTTGATTTTTGAGACAGATGGCTAAGGAACTGATCGTGCGTCATCTTGGGAGCACCCATCATCTCCTCAAGTCCACGCTCTTTGATTTCATTTTGTTTGATGCCAGGCAACGCCATCAACTCTTTCATGAACTCAGATCCAGTTCCAACCTTACGCTTTAGAGCCTTGGCCCCCATGTCCAGTGCTGAATAGAAGGGTCTGCCCTTGCCAATTAACTCATTCATAAGGGGCGCTCCTCTATCTGTAAGTGATGTGCGTGGGTGGGTTGTCCCTTCTTCCAGTCCTCAAGCGTGGGGATCTGGTCGAACGGCATGTGCCTGATGGCCTTGTGGTATTCCTTCTCGTGAGCGACCTTCTGAGCCATCTCAGCTTTCATCTCATCGAGCTTCTTCTTGATGTGGACTGGCGCTGTGTAGTGGATGTGCTCCTCAGCCACCCAAGCTTCAGGGGCAACAACTCCACCACTTGCAAAGCCGAATGTCTTCTTCTTGAAGGGCTCAGCCCTTGGCAAGTCAGCCACGCCATGACGGTCATTGATCTTTTTGACCTCAGCGTCGCTCAGTATCCTATTTACCTTCATAGCACCACCAATCAGCCAATTGCCAGTCATGTTGGGGTTGGTCTTGTATCTGTAATGGCCACCGACAGGCAATTGATCCGTGATGTGTGCATGCTTGCTGATCAACTCACCCTTCTTGTTCATGCCACGCTTGTTGGCTTCAGTCTGCCAATCCACATCATTAGGCATCTCTACTTCAGCCCATGCATGGTTGTGGGGTCTTGTGTCGGGGGCTGTGAGATTGGGGTGTGACTTCTCACCGATGTGAGTGGCAACGGGTAGATCACCTGCGTGCCACCCTGGTCTCATTGCCAGTGGCCCAATCTTAGACTTGACCTTCTCGCCTGATTGTTCACCGATCTTGGCATCCACCCACTTGCCCATCTCCACAGGAGTGTTGGCGTCCACGAAGAGGGGGAACAGCTTGCCTGGATGCTTTTCGTGCACCCTGAACAGTTTGTAGGCTTTGACGGTCTTCTTGGGTTCCACAGAGCCTCCTTTGGCCATCGTGATGTCTGGGTTGTTTACGTCGTATGTCCCACGGTTACCAATCGCTGATTTGACTTGGTTGGGGTGAAAAGCAATTGCTTCTTTTAAATCACCACGGTCATCGTAAAAGAATATCCCATCATGTCCAAGAGCTTTTAATTTGTCTTGATCTATTTTATTGAATGGAATGTTTTGATGTCCATGTATCTCATACGGATTCTTAATGGATGTGTGCACAGGCATGATTTGGGCGCTTTTGCCTTGTTTAGCCCTTATATTCCCAAAGAAATTGGCATAACGTGTTTGGGGCGTCATGTAGATGCCCTTACCAAACTTTCCTTCTTCCGATGATTTATTGGGATCAAACTCAGTAAAGTCGTCGCCAGTAGCGTGATACATCCGTTCTTTAGATTTAGCTCCCTCAAGGAACTTAGCCTTATTAGCTTCACGCTGATGATGGGGCATCACCTTGTTTAGAGCAAGGCGCATCTCGTCTAGTGTGGGTTTCTTAGCCATGTTCAGATTATGCCTTTGATCTATGTTTGATTCAAGTCAAACCTATTTGATAATAACCCTACTGTGCTTAGGGGTGCAGTTTAACTGCACCTTTACTGAGCGTATGGATTTGATCTTCCCTTGTTGTTGAACTCGTCTGCGTCCAATATGTCTGAGTCCTCAAAGGGATCACGCCTTGGCATGTCAATGCTGATCCAACCAGCGTCTCTGAGGTATCTGAGCCCTTGGCTGATGCAGTCCACGAACTCATCGTGAGCCGTCTCAGGGAAGGAGCAGATCTGGCTTACCATGCCCTCAGCCCAGTCTTTGACGTAACCCTTACGGACGGATGACTCAGGCACCCACACTCTGCCAGCCTTGATGATGTTTGCCACGATGGATAGCCGTTGTATCTTGTCGGCTCTGCCAGGGTTGTATGCAATGACTGGGATGTGCGCCCTCTGTAAGTCTTGGATCAATGAGATGCCAGCGGACTTGTCCTCCACCAAAACCACGTCCACGAGCTTCTTCTCTCGTCCTTCTCCATAGGCCACCTCAAACTCCTCAAGGACTTTGGGGCGGAGGTCAGGATACTGTAAGTGCTCTTGCCAACAGTCGAGTACCATGACGCACATGCCCCCATCCATGGGCTTGAACACGCCTAGCGTGATGGAGCCAGTCGGATCGTTGTATGTCTTGTCTGAGGTTGCGCAGTCATAGGACTGGATGATGTACTCAAGCTTGGGGAAGGGCTTACCGTCTGGCCATAGCCTGAACCAATCCCTCTTGACGATACCATCCGCTTCTGGATCAATCAGTTCAGCATAGATCTCTTGGCGTCCGAGCTTGGTGGATTCGTACTGGAGGATCTGCTTCTGGAAGTTCTCCGCCAAGTTCTTGATGTTCGAGTAGGTCGAGGCTCTGGTGATCGCCACGTCATCCCCCTCACGTCCTACCAGATCAAGGATCAAGTCCTTGGGCTTTGGAGTTGTGGTGCAGATCAGCTTGGTCTTCTTACCCAGACGCAGACCGAACTGCATCATGTCCCACGCCTCTTGGATGTACTCCCAAGCGGCTAACTCATCACACCATCCACCATGGAATTGTGGCCCCCTGAAGCGCTCAGGCTCCGAGGCTGCAATCCCTTTGATGAACGACCCATTGGTCAAGTGAAGCTCGTGGAGGCTGGAGTTGTACTTCTCAATCAGCATTGGGGGGATGATGGTCATGAGCCCTGAGTCACCCTCAAAGCATGTGCCCTTCAAGTCCCCTGAAGTTGGAGCCGATACTAGCCACCTCGTGCCAGGCTGACTCCATGCCCACCACGCCAGGCATTCTGCTGCAGCTCTGGTCTTACCGGCTCCACGGCCAGCGAGCATCAGCCATATGCTCCACCAATCCCCTGATGGCTCAATCTGGTGTTTATGTGCCTTCTCCTTCAGCCATTGGTACTGCCATAAGAATACCGTCTGATCGACGACTGATAGGTTTAGGAACTCCTCCTGAGTCTTGGGATCGAGGAGGACTTCATCAATGACTTCACTCATTGGCTCTGACGTGATGCCTTGATGTTCTCCAACAACTGGCCAAACACATTGATGTTGTGCTCAATGATCACTGGCTGAGTATCCGATCCAGTTATCTCAGTCCTTGCCAGTTTGGGGATGTGATACTCCACTACGCTTTGAAACAGATCGAAAGCCTTCGCAGGGTTCGGCTGAGTGATGTAGTTCCCCTCCTCATCCTGAATACCATTCGCTACTTGATCGAGCCATCCAGAGAGCCTATGAGCGTTTCCATCCACAAATGAGGCTATGGCTATCCTAGCGTCCGCAGTCGCCTTGTTAGGGCTTCCTACTGGTCTTCCAGCACCCTTCTTATTAGGAGTCATACTCTCCTCCCAATATTTTTAAATTGTTTATTACCAATTGATAACTTTAGTGTTAACGACATAATTGCAGTCCTTTCGCACGATATTGCAGTGCATATCCTGAAGTTTATCTTATTCGGCTTCACTTCTCAAGATTCTGTGCTCCGCGAACTTGCGGTAAGACTTGAGCGCTTTGTTCTCTTCTTTGAGGCGGTCTATCTCACCTTGCATGTGCCTCATTCGGCTTGATGCTTGCTCAATCCAGTCTTTGACCTCTACTGGCATTCCATATTGTCTCTCTGGAATTAATTCCACTTTCTTTGCTGTTGGTGCCTTCTTTGGGGCTACTTTCTTTGCTACAGCCTTTGTTGCGACTTTCTTTGCGGTTGCCATGTTTATTCCTTGTTCCAATAGTTTTCTACCCAATGATCATGCCATCCCCACATGAAGAGCCAGTCCCAATACCTTTGCCCAAAGGACTCCTGATCTTCAAATGTCTTTTGGGCTATGCTCAAACACAGTGCTTTTGATGGCGTCTTGATCATTTCTTCATGTCCCTCACGAATCGAGCAAACGATTGTGATGTGTCTCCGAAGTTCTTGAGCTTGTCGAACTCCAATGCCACCTCTTCGAGCACCGCGTTTCTGAACACATCAGGTATCACCATCTTTGTGGTGATGGGTATGTCAATGCTCATGGTTGGGCCTTCATTCCAATCTTTGCGCCTGATCATGCGTTGGAACTCGTATTCCTCTTCTATGGCTTTGTCTACGTCGTCATTCATGGCTTGGCCCTTTCCATTTCATCAATCTTAGACAGTATCTGCTCTCGCGCGTTCTTATCGTGTAACAACATGTTAGCAAACATTTTGGCACCCCTGAACTCTGAGAAGTAATAGCAAGCAAATCCAGTTGCAGTTACGCACCACAACAATAAAAACAATTCTGTGTATGAAAACTCAATCATCCTTTTTCCTTTGTTCGTTCAAGCATGTTCTGTAGCCTTTGTTGTACGCTAGAAGCGCGAGTTCTACCAAGTCTTGTGTGTGCACGTCTTGGTAGTCCTTCAGGTTTGAGAACCACATGTCCCCATCACGCAGTATGCCTATGTGCTCAGCCAAGTCAATGACTTCTTCTCTAGTCACATTGGCCTCCACACAAGCATGTCCATGAGAATCACAATCACTGCGATTGCATATACGCAATACAAAGTTAGATCAACTGGTTTCATCATTGCCTCTGTGATGGTATGCGATTACGGATTGCCTCTCCAAGCTTCTCGATGTCCACGCATGCGTCTGCAAGCTTTGCACACTCTTCGCGCTCAATCAAGATGGCCTGTCTTGTTGTCTCTACTGCAACATGCATGATCTCTGCCTGAGCTAATGCCAAAGCATCATCAAACTCTGCTTGAGTGAAAAACACTTGTGAGCCTGAGCTTTGTAGGAGTTGGCGAGCCAACCCACTGAGTTCTTTCTTTTCCATATTAAGCCTCATCCATGTATTGCATTTTTCGTTTGATCATGTTGAATGTTTCTTGGTAAGCAAACTCAACAATTTCGTCCACTAGGTTGGCCAATGTATGACCGCTAAACACATAAAGATTTGCATGGATAGCCAATTGTGGACTTTCCGAAATATCCTCTTGTGGTTCTTCGAAGTTCGGCTCAATTGGAAGAGCCAAGCCATGCTTATCAACTAAATCCCTTAAATTGATTTGTTCTCGGATTCTATTGGTAGGTGATATTCTTGATGAGAAGCCCATTATTTGATCCTCGCTACTTTGGCCTTGCGCATGACTGCCTCATACTCTTGCTTGGCATTATCGTCTAACTTTCTCATAGGCAATTCTTGGTAGAACTTCCACTTCTTCTGGTACTCAGGCAACTCGCTTGGTGGTACCCATCCCATGGCCTTCCAGCGAATGGCGATGTCGGTTCCTGCGGGTGTGTATACGTAATCTGTCTTCATGGTTTTTCCTTCACTCAAAAACTCTCAAATGTCCTGGGTTCATCCACTCACAATGCAGGCCCAACGCGTGCAAAATCTTGTCTATTGTTGGATGTACACCAAAGTCCCAGGTTGATGGGCTTTCCCAATAATCAACCCAGCGATAGCTTTCTGGATCTTCTGCGTTGATGTCAAAAGTGTGCTCGGCATCCTGGTGAATGAAGACCGGAACCCCAATCTTCTTCAATTGGTTGTATGCGGTTCTTTTATTTCTTTTCA